TATACAGTTCTTGCCCCTGTTCCTACTGGGCTACCATCATCATCTGTGCTAGTAGACACAATGTCTAATACCGAAGCAGTTGTTGGGTGTGGTACAGTTCCGCCATTAGGCCAAATTGATTCTTCTGTTTGGTCAAGGTCACCATTGTATCCAAAGACTGTAACGGCTGAGTGACCTGCAATTTGGTTACGTGAGACTTGCAATGCAAAAGGCTCGTATGCGCCTTGAACGGATACGGAATGAGGGGGTGCTACAAATGTGTTTGATGGTCTTGCTGCCATGATTTCTCCTAGACGGTGAAAGAGGCGGGTTTCCCCGCCGTCTTAATTAGTTATTTGTATAACCAGAACCGTAGGCGATAATTGAACCGTCTGCGTTACGTGCTGTGTAGTCAACAGAGAATGTACCTGCCAAAGAGCCGCTTGTCAATGTTGTTACGGCAGCTGCAGAAAAAGTCAATGTAGCATCGAGTGTACCGATGTTTTCAATAATGTTGGCAACGGCTGCACTAGCAGTAAACACACCAACGATACGGCCACCGGCTGCTGTTGGGGTAATGGTGCCAATTGTAGTAGTAGTTACCACGCCAGTTGTTGGGTTAGTTTGAGCAATAGCTACAGTGATTACACCACCAACGAGGCCGCCAGCGGCTACGTCTTGGTATAAAGCAAAACCTTCAATAATTGCGCCGGCTGGCAATACAAAGGGAACTGCAGTAGTTGTACCGACATCCGCTGTGGTTAAAACAGTGGCTGCTTCGGTTACGGCTGTAATTGGGTTGGTAATAAACTGTTGTTGGCTGAGGCGTACGGCGCCTGTGTTGTCTGGGGCAATAACGCCGTTGTTTGTTGGGTTGTTACGCTTAAATACACGAATGGGGGTTGTAAATGTGCTAGACATGTTGATTCCTTATCTCAGTGGGTTCCCAAGCTGTCTCTGAGTCGTCTACCGGGAAGTTTCGGCAGTCAGAATGGGATTTATCTTCCTTATATATAATAATACAAGAAAGTCGGCAAAACCGCCCTAAAAGCAAAAAAGCCACCTTGTGGGTGGCTTTTTTGTTACTTCGAGTGGCTTGGATTACAAACCAGCTGTACCATAAATGTTACGTGCGTCATGCCAGCCGGTCGCATAGCGCTCGGTTGCTTTGTAACGCATGCTGTCTGTCTCGAAGTCGCCTTCCATGGATTTCTCCATTGGACGACGCATTACGAGCATAAGACCATTTTCGGCATCAGTCTGTACCCACCAGGCTTTGCTTGAGCTCAAACGAGTAACAACGTGTGTGCCTTTTGGCAACATACCTGTTGACTTGATTGGGTTCAAATCGTTGTCCGCTGTACCAGAACGGAGAACCGACTTCAGAATTACTTCTGCTTGGAACTCGAGTGCTGGTGGAACAACTAACTGCTCTGCCTTGAGGCGAATACGCTTACCGTTGTTGTCGATAGCGCTACGAATCTGAATCAGCATCTGCTCAACAGATGTCTGGCTCAAAGAAGCGGCTGTAGACAATTGGTTCGAGTATGTCAAACCGTTTGCAACAGGGTGAGCTGTGTTGATCAAAGTTACGCCGTCGCCGCCTACATAACCAGCTGTGAACGCGAAGTTCAAGAGGTTTGCGCAGAGGGTTTCTTTGGTTTCAATCATTGACTGAGCGAGGTGCTTAGCGAAGGTTGAGCCGATACGGATGTGATCGCCGTCTTCCATCAAAACCTTAGTCAAGGCGTATGCCAAGCCATAGATTTGATAAATGAATCGGGTGATGTACAGTGTACCGCCTTGATCGTAGCTAACTGGAGTGCCGTCAGGCATTGCAGGAGCTGCGTTCATACCGAACAGCATTACTTCTTCGTGATAATTACGTGGGATACCCTGGATCTGCTCAACAAAGCCTTTCCATTCGTCTGCACGTTGCTCGTATACACCATCAAAGACTTCGTTGATAATCGGCTCGACTACCGCACGAAAGTCTGTACTACGCATTGGGGTTGCCATTTGCTAGTTCCTTTCGTTATTAATTAAATCGAGACCTTAGGCGCAACAAACGTGTTGTTAGCGATTTGGACCTGAACAATCGTGTAAGTATCACCCCAAGCGTTTAACTCGCCTGTTGGGTATGCTACTTCACGGCCTAAACCTACTACGCGAACTTGTCCTTGAACAGTGGTAGCAACAGGAGTTGCCAACAATGCTGTTGTGGAGAAGCCAGCACCACCTGTACCGATGGTATAACCGTCAATGGTCCGTGAACCTGTGGTTGTATCAAAGTTGTACTGACGGCCAATAGAGGCTGTTGATGCTGAACCGTTTACTTGAGCTTCGTAAACTAATGCTGGGTCTGCGAAGATCCAGAATACGATTTGGGTAGCAGCGTCCAAAGAGGCTTTGGAAATTGACTTACCTAATGTACGACGACCTTCAGCGGTTGTAAATTCTACACCGTCAAATACGCCGTATACTGTGCCAGAAGCGGCAGTTTGGTTTGCAATGGTTAATTGACCTGAAGCGGTCAAGCTCACTGGCTGATACTGGAAAAATGTTTCACCAGAATTCAAGCTGTATGGAGCTGTAAATGTAGTACCCGTGACGAAAGTGTTTGTTCCAACGAATGGAACTGCACGATCAAGGCCACTTGGGTGATACACAGGCTTCAGACCAAAGGGTTTAAATGTTGTGGACATTTATGTATTTCCTTTGTTTTATTTTTGAAGAATGTTATTGAAAACGAACATTTTTATTATTCGCTCTTGCGGTATCCTTTTCCATCTCCAGTAAACCACCTTCAAGAACTGAACGGCCACCTTTATTGCCCTGCGCTGTGTCGCGAACCTGCGCGGTAATATTACGTTGGTGTTCAAGCGGATCCTCCAGGTGGAGCATACGCATTACTTCTTGGTAGATGTCTTCTGGTAATTTGAAGAGTACCATTTCGTTACAACTAACACAGCCTTCAAACTTGCCTGAGCTCATTTTGCCTAGTCCTTCAAAGCCTTTGCCTAATTCGCTAGCTTTAACTGGCTCATAACCCAATGCCATACGTTTGTCGATACTGTCGTAAGTATTGGTTGTTGACAACCAACACAAGTGCATCCCGGGAATGATCCCCGCGGGAAGATCGGGCAACGCACTATTTGCCCACTTGTCTCTAAACGCATCAAGGCGTTCACGACGTGCAATGTCATCCGGATTGGCGCTATTTGAACGCTCAATCACCTCTTGTGCTCTGTCGGCCATGCGGTCGTCTAAGTCACGTTTGATTCTTGTATTTGCCATTTTGTTTATCCTTTATTAGCGCGATCATACGATGCGTATGCGCGGATCATTTTGTTTCGTTTCTCTACATCGTCCCATGAACCTGCATCCTTAATTGCCTGTACACGCTCACGGCTTAGTGTGATGGTACCTGGCTTGGAGCTGGTTGTATTAGCTACCCTGCTGGAGGCCGTTGGGCCTGCTGAAGAGCGCTTGTTATTGCCACCCCTTGTTGTGTAGCGGTGTGGCAGACGACTTGCTAAACGACTGTCTAACTCTTCCCAGTACTCAGAATCCGTTGGATCCCAACCATCTGCAGCGAGTTCTTGATCAACTACTTTGGCAATTCTACTATCTGTATCTCGAGCCTGTGGGTCAAACCAGGAGTTCTTTTTGAGCCAACGTGTTGCATTTTGTTGGACCTCATTAGACATCTCACTTGGCACGTTCTGCTTAGGTGACTTAGCAGCCTCGAGCTGTTGTTTTTTGTAATGCTGCACTTGCTGCAGACGTTGCTTAGCTTCTGTTAACTGCTCCAGGTATTCAATCTGGCCAGCTGCGTCATTAGACTGTGCCGCCTGTAGCATCTTCATTTTTGCATACTCAACACGGGTCGCCTCATCCTCGAGGGCCTTGTCAATCTGTGCAAATTGGTACGATGCCGCGGTGTTCTCTACTGCCGCCAATCTACGAGCTAAATCTTCGTTACGCTTTTCAAGTGCGCTAATCTTGTGCTTGGATGACGCCTCACGCTGTTTGGCTAGTTCTTTCTTTAGCCTGCGCTCTTCGCGGCGAGCTTCACGGATCTTCGCGCGCTCGTCATCTGTCTCTTCGTCATCATTTGACTCATCGGAACCCTGATCTTCATCCTGGTTATCCTCGTCATCTGAGTCATCTGCGGCCTCTACCTTGCCGCCTTCTTTAAGCTCTTCTTCGTCGTCAAACTGTTCTGGTTCTTCTACACGAGCTAAAAACGAGCCGTCATTCTGTTCCTTAATCGGAACGTTTTTTTCATTATCTGCCATCTTTTTCTTTTCTACAAAAGTTAATCTATGAACGCTTTCATTTTCTGCGCATACTCAAACGACTTGATGCGAGAAATGATTTCACGAGCCTGCAACGTGATGAATACTACGGGAGAACCCTCATCATCTGGTTGCACAACAAAACGATCGCCGCCGTACTTGATAGTGCGAACCAAGTCACCCACATTACACCAGGGGCCTTCAATCCACGGCTCCAGTGTGTCTGGCGATTTGTATGCTAGGGGTCCAATCTGGACTACCTTTGCAACCGTCTCGTTAAATCGTAGCGTCTGTCTGGTCTCATCGACTAGGATGATTCCGCCCTTGCTGGTTGATTTTTCGCGTCGTAGTTGTACTAGGACACGGTCTCCAGCTACCTCAATACCGGTGTCGATTGCGGGAAAACATTCTTCCTCTGATCGTGTATCCGGCTCTTCATTGCCTTTTAAATCAAACACTGTTCAGTGCTCCCTATGACCTCTACAGGTCGTCTTCGTCTTCCCTCAAAATTTCATTTATAATGTCGAGTACTTCCTTGAATCCTTCAAACCTACCAACTAAGCGCTGGTAATCGTCAAAGCTATTCACATTACTTCCAGCGGTGAGGGTTTCCGCCAATTTTGCCTGTTCGTCCCGCGTGCGCGAGATAATTTCAGAAATAAAGTCTTTCATACTTATAATAATACAAAGGAGCTAGAAAATCCGCCCCAAATTGTATTAATAAAAGTTACCGCCGCCAATGTCTTTCAGGTTCTTATCTGGTCCAACTTTGCTTGAACGAGCAGGTTTACCTTTGGCTGCGTTGTTTGAACGCTTAGAGCCGGAAGGGCCCGCGTCTAATTTTTTGTCCTCTGGACCGCCGCCGCTAGATAGCGTGCCGGTCTCTTGATACGTTTGGCGAAAGCCTTTTAAATTATTGTCGGCCATATTATACTCCTGTAGGATTAGTGGGTGGTTGTGATGCGGCTGCAGCTCTTAGCAGCTCTTGGGTTTGTGCAGCTTGTTGTTCAAATGCTCTTTTTTCAATATCCAGACCATGGCGCGTTAGTTCTTGCTGCGCTGCGTTAGATGCCTGGAACGCTGTCTGGTTCTGCTCGTGCGCCATTGCCATCTGGTCGGCTGTTAGTCCGGCCTGTGCGTTAATTGCAGCGACTCGCTCGCGGGAGGCGTTGTTAACGTCTGCCAGTGCGATCTGTGTCGTGCTCTTGTTCGAGTCAATTGCGCTCTGGGTCTGGTACTTAGTCTCCAGCTCGGCAACCTGGCGCTGCAGCTCAGCAATACGCAACTGGTAGTCTTGCTTGGCTTTTTCTGCCTCGAGCTGCATACGTGCCTGGGACTCAGCCTGCTTGCGCTGTGTCTCAGCCATCTGCGTCTTGAGGATAACCTGGGCCGTTGGATCAGAGTTGGCCATGTTTTGTTGCTGTGCCTGTACTGCTTGCTGTACCTTCTGGGCCAGTGCCTGGATCTCAGGAATAAACGCCTGCATGGATTGCTGCGCGTCTTGCGTTACCATGTCGGATGCCAATGCAAGTGCCTGCTGCGCTTCCAGGTTCAGTGGCTTCTCTTGGTGTAGTTCTAAGGTGTCGCGGCCGCCTGCTGCCTGCGCCACGTACGAGCGCATAGACTGCAGGTAGTGGAGCGTCAAGTGCTGCTTGATGTGCTCCAAAACATGCGGTGCAAAAGTAGGACCAACCACTGGGCTAGACCCGTATGCTGGATCTTTAGCGTAGGCTAAGTGAATCTTAATGTGAGAGATGTGGTCTTGGTCTGGGTAGGCTGCAGCTGGGCGGCCCATTGTCATTCCAACGTTTTCCAGTGCTGGGTTAGACTCTTTAGCTCCCAGTGGGTTTGGCAATACCTCGTCAATCGCGGGGATCTTAAGCTGACCTAAGACGCGGCGATAGACAGCGCGGGTGTCAAACATACCTGGGGGCGCTGAGTTAGCCATCTGCAACAGTGCCTGGTTCTGGGCCACGCGCTGGGTCTCAGAAAAGATGTTGGGGTCGGATACTGGGCGTACGTCGTTGTTTGCCGCAAAGTCACGAACCTGGATCTCAGAGCCAGACTGGTTGTCCATCTCGTCCAAGTACCAGTGATTGATACGGGATACAATTGCGAGGGACTTGGCCTGACTGCGATGCAGACGGGCGTGGATAGCGGAAAATACCTTAGCGCCTTGTTCGATCAAAGCCTGGGCTGTACCGACCGGCATGTTGTTGTTTGCCTGGCCAATCTTTTCTTCTGCTGTGCTGACAACGCCCTTAGCTGCGTCTGTCAGCCAACCTAAGAGGTTGAACAATACAGAGGACGGCTGGTTGAACGGCATTGGCATAGCCAACTTACGTACGTCGTCTACTCCCGGCGCGCCTTCGATTTCGACGACTTGCGTCGGCTCGATGCGATCCGACTGGCCGCCAATTCGGCCGCCCTTAAGTTTAAGGAGCGTCTGGCTGTTGTTAATGTGCGCTGCATCGAGAAGAGCGCGTAGAGCACCAGTGAGAGCAGCAGCAAGGCCGCCAATAAGATGAGGCAGTCCAATCGCGTAAGCGCCTCTCCAAGGAATAAATTTAAACTCGACATACCAGTCTAGCTTCTCCATTTTTTCGTCGTTGGCTTCCCAGTTACGGTAGAGTCCAATAACCTTGCTGGTTGTCTCGTCGATGGTGAGGATGTACGGGGCGCGTGCTCCGCCTGTCTCTGCATCATCGTCCAGGCGCATGAAGCATGTAATCTCGTAGACGCGGCGTAGTCCGTCAATGTTCTTAGACGGATTCTGTTTGCCCTCAATCTTGTCGTTTGCTTCTTGGCTGCGGGTTTGTTCTGTTAGCGGTGCATCAGACGTGTACTCGGTGTCGATGTCGCGGTAAATACCAGCCTCGACGCGCTGCAGGAATGTGTCTTCTGTAATGTCCTGCACTTCAGTAACGCGCTGGGCGGTGTAGAAGTTAGTGGACGCATACGGTAAGAGGATGTTGTCAATTGGTACCCACTCGCAGGTAGGACGCTTTTGCTCTGACTCCCAGCGCCACTTGAGGAACTGTGAACCACCAAGTGGTAGTTGTGTGAGCAACTGCTCCATCTCGTCGCGGTACTCTGCGATCTGTTCTGTGAGCTGCCAGTTAAGAAAGTCTACCTTACGAGCGGCTGTCTCTTCCTTGAGGCGGTCTGCTTGGCCCTTAACGTTAGAGCGCACGATGCCATCGGGTGGTAGTAATTCTTTTGAGGATGAGGCAGCAAAGTCAACGCATGCCTCAGCCATAACGGGGTGGACGACTTTGGAAGCTCCGTCAAACGTGGCTCCTCCGGGCGCGTCCTTGCCGAGTCCAGTGCGACGAAGTCCTTCTTCGTACTGTTTGTCTCGTTGTTTGCGTGACTCTTGGTCAACGTCAATAAAATCTAAATACTCAGCGGCCAATCCTTCTAGGATGTCCTCGTCCATTTCTTCGGCCAGGTTAGCATAAAACTCTGGCGCTTCTTTGGGCGATGCCTTTGGTGTAAAGTTAACTACAACCGATCCGTCTTCCTGCTCAATGATCTCTTGCTCTACGTCGCCTGGCTCTAAGTCAAGCGCCTCTTCGTAGTAGTCCATCTCTGCGTCTTGTTGCGCGGCTAGCTCCAGGTCCTCTTCTTTTTCAAGTCCAGGTAGGTTAGCGCCGGTTTGCATCGGGAGTATTGGTTGTGCCATAAATTATTTTTTAGGTTTGATCTTTTTGATAGCGCTTTTAATTGGCTTTAAGAATGGTAGGACTCCTAGTCCTGTAGCACCTGCTGTAATACCGGCACCCATCACATCGCCCTGGCGTAATTGTCTTGCTGTTTCTGGAATTGCACTGAGTGTCTCTGTCGTAGCACTAACCGGGTTTAAAAATTGCAAGGGTAAGTACTCTGTCTTTTGCCCTTCTGATCCTGTGCCAAACAATCTATCAGCTGGTAAGTCGCCAATTAATGACGCCGTTGCATCGCGGGCGCGGGATGTTAATGTTACTGGTTGCGCCTGAAACGTAGGCTCTGGTGGCAACTCGCCACTGTAAATTTGTTGCGTGTAAAGTTTGTTAAGTAATGCCTCAAACTCTGGGCTCATTCTTTCTGTGCTGCCACCTGACGCAAAATGCTGCGGTGTTCGGCCACCGTAAATTAACTCGGCCAACATATCTTGTGGCGACATCTGCACTTCACCACCGTCTGCAAAACGTGGCATGATGCCAGACTCTTGCATCAGCATCTGGCGTGGTGTGTGAGCCATCCCGGGCGATGCAGGAATAGCGCCTGCCTCTTCGAGCAGCTTTTGGTGGGGAGTCTTTAAAATGTCCATTCTAATTATAATAATACAAGAATGAAGCCGTTTCCGCCCTATTGTGCGTAGGGATTGCTAAACTTCCTGTTTGAGTCGTCGTCAGCGTAGTCATAGTCCCTGGCAGGCAACGGATCAAGCTGCAACCAGCCAGAGTCCCTGAGGACGCGTAGGGCCTGGCTGAGGCTGTCAACGTAGTCGTCATGACCCCCAGCCTCCGGAAATGAACAAACCTGCCGCATGAAGCGTTTGGCCCAGTTGGCGTACTCGCCTGGGTTACTTGGCTCTTCGGGGATGTAGACCTTACCCTTAAGCACGAGCGGGGCCACAATGTTGATACGCTGGATCTTATCCGCGCGGCCTGGATTGTATCCCCTGACGGGCACGCCAGCGCCTTGGAGTTCTTGTATCAGCGAGATACCGGCGGACTTGTCTTCCATCAGTATCAGGTCGGCCTTCTTGCCCTTACCGAAGTCATTGTCTGCTCCGTAGACAACTTCCTTGAAGTCATCAATCACCTTACGACGCAGCTCGGGGTACGACAGGTGCGCGTCCCATGCGTCTAGCAGTATGACAGACGTCCCAGCGTCTTCTCTCTCGAACACACCCCAGACCGTACAGGCAGTGGGGTCATTCACCGTTTTCTCAGAGGTCGCCGGGTCATACGAGGCAATCACGTACTCTAGGACCGGGGTGGGCTTGTTCGCTGGCCACATGCGGAAATGTTTGCGCTTGATGATACCAGCCGCCTCAGGGTCTAGGATCTCGCCATAGATCTCCTGCTTACCAATGTCTGTTCCCTCGTACGTCTCTAGCTGCTTAAAAAAGGTCTCTGAGAGGTTTGCACGGTTGTCGTAGGAGCTTGCATTGGCTACGTATACATCACCCCCTACCTTGCCCTCGTTAAGGTCTACAATCAGTTCCTTGGGCTTTGGAGTGGTGGTAATAATCTGCTGCACTCGAGGGATTCGCGGGTCCTTAAGACGTAGGGTAAACTGTACGCCGTCGTAGGCATCGTCGATGTAATCGAATGCACACAACTCGTCGAACCAGGCCCCATGGTATTGCTTACCACGGTACCGTTCTGGCTCTGAGGCTGGGATACCCTGAATGATAGACCCGTTGGTGAGGGTAATCTCAAAGAGTGACTTGTTGTAATCCCGGATAAGTGACGGGGGAATGATACTGATAAGTCCGGAGTCCCCCTCGAAACAAGTTGCACGTATATCGTTTGAGGTGGGAGCGGTGACGAGCCAGCGGGTGTTGTCATAACGCCAAGCACGAATGCCAATCCAATGGCTGGCAGTGTGGGTCTTACCCGATCCACGACCGGCAAGCATAAGAAACGTATCATACTCTCCATCGTCTGGTTCTTTCTGGTGCGGCAGGGCTTGTAGGCTCCATTTGATCTGCCAGATCGCCGCATCGAGCTGTTGCTGGGGCCAATTCTTGCGCTCCTCGGCAAATCGCTTGAGGATGGCCTCTTGTTTTGTTGTTAAAGACATGGTATGAAGCCCTCCCCCACTAAAATGGTGTTATCCTCGCCCGTTGTCTCAATGTGCACACACATCTGGGTCGGGATTGGGCTGATCTTGCTGACATAACGTCTGCCATGGTGGACTTTTACTTTGGGCGAGCTCTGTTCCGGGTGGATGGGCGCGCGGATCTTAAAGAAAACCGTAAAATCCTTCTTGTGGTCGTCACTTTGCAGGCTAGACCGCCCGCCAAGGGACTCTGCCAGGAGCTGGACACGGCGAACGGTGTCGTATTGGCGAGAAGAAAACCGAAAACGGTCTGATCTCTTGTTGTAACGCCTGTTTTTTGCGCAGACAATGCCAGAAAGTAAGTCTTGTCGCTGCTCTGGCGACGAAAAAAGGTAGTTGTTGGTGATAATCTTGGGGATGTTGGGGATTAACTGCGACTCAACTGTGGGTGTGACGCTAAATTCGCGCTCCCCGGTGTTGATCAGCGGTCCCATAACCACTTTGTAGCCATGGTCTTTGAATCGTTGCACCACAAACTCGGTTGTTCCCTTGGCCGCAGCCATCCTGCCAGTCGATCTACGGGCAAAGAACCAGAACCCAAAGACAAACGCTGGGACTGGTAGGTCTTGGTGGGGTAATGCCAGGGGGTTTGTGGTGGGGACCGAGAGTATCTTGCGGTTGTGTTGATCCAGTAGCGGCATATCAAGCATCTGCTCGGCCGTTAGTGGCTTAAGAGGGCGCCTAAACTGCAGCTTGCCCTTGTACGTGACCAGCCTGTTACGGTATTTGGGGTTCTCTGTGGGTAGCGCCAGGTTGGCGTCACCCTCCACCGTCAGGTAGTCGTTGAACATGACCTCATAGCAGCGTATGCCTTGGTACTGCTGCGCTAGTTTGACCTGGACTATGTTGCCCTTACGATCAAAGACATAGTCACCTACCTCCAGCTTGTAGGCTGGCTTCCAGTAATCAAGCGTTAGTATCTTTGTATTTGCGGTTATCGCCATAAAAATTATCTAGGACCCAGTGGTCCAGCCATCGCCCTAACGGCGTGCGTATTCTGTTTTGGATTTCAACCGGCAGTCTTGCTATGTTGACCGTCTCTGCCGTAATAGAAAGTCTGAACTGCATGTACTTTGCGGTTTCTGAATCCAGTACCTCTACAGGTATGTCAACCGAATCAAAGTTAAACGCATCACATACCAAGACACGAAGCCCCAAGAATTCTCCCTGCCTACTCTCCAGGGCGCCTTGGATTTGGTATACGTATTTGCTCATACACATAATAATACAAACAACTAGGGGTTATCGCCCTTCCAGTGCAAATAAACCACATTTGTCAAGGGTAGACAGGGTTGCGAGGCTTATTTCACTCTTTCCATACTTTATTTATTTTTTTTAAAAAAAAATTTAAAAAAGAGTAAAAAGGGTGTGCTACCCTGTACACCCTGTCATTCTAGTGATTTTAGGGGGTGCACCTACTACATGTAGTAGGTCCTCTCCGCCCTAGTTTATAAAAAAAAAATTTAGGATCTGTGTTTCTGGCGGATTTTACAAACTTAGGGTTTGGCATGGGGCCACCGCCGCCCCTAGGCACAGGACCCAAATTGGGTGTCGCGGTTAAAAGAAAAGCCCCCTGTTCCGCATTGTGGTAACGCATTTTACATTGTGAAACGCTAGGTCGCGTCAGATTGCGGCGTTGTTATCTTGCCACACTGTTGTATGCACGCAACACCTAGGGTAAACACCTATTGACTCCGCGCCCAGCACCCTGTATGCCGAGCCAGCAGTCCACTGTTGCGCTGGCACAACACCTAGGGTAAACACCTATTGACTCCGCGCCCAGCACCCTGTCTGCCGAGCCGAGCAGGCCCGTGCACCAATGTGGTGCATGATGTTAGTAGCCACTAAGTTAATGCACCAATGTGGTGCATACGCCAGCTTTGTTGTATGAACGCAACACTGTGGCAAGATAACAACGCGGCAACGTGCCACAAAGCCAAGCTGGCGCGTGCACCATTTTGGTGCATTAACTTAGTGCAGACTAACTTAGCTGGCTATTAGGGTAAACACCTATTGACGGATTGGGCGCGTTTTAAGGGGGCATAGAGGCGTTTTAGCAGTTTGCCTCACAGGTGCATTGGCACCATGCCGTTGACAGCGTGGTGGACTCGGGTACCAGCCAGTAAGGCTTGCAGGGCGATGCGCACGCGAGGGTCAAATTGGAGGGTGGGCGAGAATACAACAGCACGAGGGAGGCCAGCAATCCCACACTATCCCACAAAACCCCACAGCGCAGTCAAGTATTAAATAGGTGTTGACATTTAATTCTAAGGTCGGTATAGTAGAGTCATGGTAGTAAAGCAGTTGTAGTACTCAAACCCAACCGAGATAAATAAGGGGGAGCTGGCAGAACCAGTGCAGGTATTCATCCCTGCGTATGCTAATAGATAGTAATGCTCAGAGCGCATTGTATACCAGTGCGCTCGAGGCAGTACTAACCAAACACAAGGAGCAATATGTATACCATGAATATCGGGTTAGCTAACCCATTCACAGGCGACAACAACACGGTAGAGCTCACCCTCACCAAAGCAATGCAGTTTGTTGCAAACGTCACGGCAGTGCGCGTATCGTATGACGGCGACGAGCCAACCGTCATTATCGACTACGTATACCACACGGGCAACATCGACGTGCTGGCGACGGCACTGGATCAGGACTGCATTGCAGTGTATGATCACAGTATCGACCGTGGCTCACTGATCGGTGACAAGGCAGACCAGTGGGGCGAATTCAACCCCGAGTATTTCCAGTTTATCGTACCGCACGTCACCGCACGTGAGTACGCGTAGTACAGGTCGAAACCGCGTGAGCGGTATGCACGTAAGGCGTGCACTGATGAGACCAACATAGGAGCTACACCATGACACGCAACCACAGACTAGCATTCAACGCACTCAAGAAAATCGGGTGCCCAGTGTACGAGCGCAGTGACATCGAGAATTTTCAGATCAGCGCAGAGGGTATTTACGGCGAGTACGACCGTGACACCTGCTGGGCAGACTACTACGACGGTCGCAACATACCCGACTGGGAGTTTGGTATCAACCCACTGATTACCAACACGCTGGCTAAGTACGGACTGCACGCAGAATGGATCAATGCCGGTGAGATCGGCGTATACGATTGACAGTGACCGAAAAGGTCACTATAATGTACAGACTAACGGAGGATATATGACAACATTTAATTGGGCAGAAGACAGAGAGTGCGCTAAGTTGTGGAACCTGCCAAGCATTGAGAACCCAACCTACCGCATCAACAAGCCAAGCTGGAAGGGTGGCAAGTTTGACGTGATGCAGGTGCACGTCGGCTGGGCAATCGCCGTAGGCAAGCCATTCGCAACCCTCGAAGAGGCAGAACAGTTTATCAAGGAGCTCACAGCATGATTACAGCATACTTTAAGGACGAGGAGGGCAACACCCTCGTCATCGACGCGAAGACCTTTGCAGAGGCATATCAACAGGCCACAGACCAAGGGTTTTATGTATACGACTACGACACAGAGGAGTGGGAATAATGAGCACAACGACAACATATCCAGCATGGGAGCAGGAGCTCGATGCGTGGGAGGCAAAGTACAAGCCAGTCACCAATCAGTTTGACGGTACAGATAAATTCGAGACATACGGCGAGGAGCTGGACTTTGTACGAGCCCAAGATCCGCGCTGTATTTGGACACTGGTCGACGGCGACGACGGCAACCTGTACATTGTAGACGGGTACCATTTAGTCAACCGCCTCAATTACTTTATTACCGAGGTGCCATTCGAGGGCAATTTTCTCGAGGTGCCATACTGCATATTTGACGAAGAGGACGAAGATGAAAACATTTAAATTCGAAATAGTGTTAGATTTAAACGACGACACCACAAACGTAAACTGGGTGTTTAAAGCTATTGAAGAACAATTAGAGGGTGCTGAGGCATTAGTGTCAGCACGGTTTAGGGAAGAGGGTTACACAGCACCCAAATTTGAACCCGCCAAGGAGGAAGAGTAATGGCTAAGTTTAAAATTCAGGCAAGCTACGTATCGTACGTAGAGGCAACCATCGAGGCGGACAATCTCGACGAGGCAAAGGAGATTGCCTACAACATGGACGGCGGCGACTTTAAAGACACAGGCTACGGTGACTGGAATGTGGATAATATTGAGGAGACCAAGTAATGGGAGCACTATACTTACCAACCGTGGACGGTATTGATCGCCCACTGATTTATGCCTACGATGATGACGATGCACGCGCCATCATTAACAGGTGGTACCACAATCCCGAGAATGCTCGGATCAGACTAGCAGATGAGGAGAATAAAAATGACTAAAGAGCAATTACGCGACAAGGCTGAGCATTTTGTGCTTAGCACGTATTTATCAGACTGGAACGGCGACCTGCCATTCTCAAAAATCCTCGAGGGTATTGCTGACGAGGACTGGGATATTGCGACACCATGGGAGCCATTCGAGGCAATGGAAGGTCAAGAGCTGGCAAACAACGTGGCAGACTCGGTGACTTACTTTTTACAACTATTTAAGGATGAGGCATAATGCTATCAATCAAAGACATCAACAACATCGAGCGCGAGGATGGAGTAGACGAGTACGAGCTCTACGCATCCATCCAGCGCGCCATCAACGGCGGCATGTGGTCATTGCAGGGCTCGTATGGGCGCGCCATGATGCAAGCCATCAGTGACGGCTGGTGCCTGCTTGGCACCGAGTCATTCAACGACTACTACGGCAACCGTATCCCATCACGCACAGAGGTCAAGGCAGGCACCAAAGGATCGCCCGAGTTTGTGCTCGAGCACCGTGGGCAGGAATGGCTTGACTTTTTAGAAAGCTTGCAGTAAACTAACATTTTAGACAGGACAAATACCATGAACTATTATTTAATTGAATACCATCACGACTCAGAGGGTTATAAACACGAAGAGTTTTTAGCCGAAGACCAATTCGAGGCAGTGGAATTGTGCAAGGCAATACCATTTTGTGGTTACATTCAGAATGTTTATTTGCAGGTTAAACAGTGGGAACGGGAGGAAGCATGACTAATATTATCGACCAGTACGGAATCATCAGCCAACGTATCGCAGAGCTCGAGGAGACTAAGAGCAAACTCAAGGCAGAGCTCATTGCCCGTGGTGTAGGCAACTACCAAGGCGAGCAGTTTGCGGCCGAGGTATTGGAATATGACAGGGAACAGATCAGCGCACCATTGGTGCGCAAACTAAGCAACGAGGAGTTTGTCAAATCAGTGACAACCGTCCAGCACGTTAAATCTGTTGTGGTCAAACCCTGTTTGACTTAGAGCAGTTTTCAGATGCTGTCAATACTTGCATATTCCAAGGTACATGGAGGCCACTTACAAATTGCCCACGCAAAGGCACAATATGATCAACATGATGTTGGATACCAGTGGCTTTGCTTAGGTCGTATGCTTGTTTATAAAACGATTCTATTTGAGCCCAATGTTCGGCGTTTAGCCAAGGGGGTGTGCGCTGTATTTTGGCGGATTTATGTTTTCTCTTTAATGCGTTATATTTAGCGGGGTTTTTATTTTTACAAGCAGTGACGTGGGCATTATGTTTTTCGGGGTTATTTCTTTTCCAATGATTGTTGTATTCATTTTGTTTAATCAATGCTTGACCAGTAACCCAGTTTTCTATATAATACCCATCGTGCTTAGTTTTTGTTGTCTTGTACCCTTTAAATACTCGGCCATCTTCTCGAAGATCGCCACGCTTAAAAGGCAAACCCGTATTTGGATTTAATCGTTTCATTTTGATACCCTGATATGGTAGTTTGAGGTGTGTAGGTGAGTCCTAGATATCAGCTAGGACAAGATTGTCGACATCCTGTCCCTACATATATAATAATACAAACAACGGGGCAAAACCGCCCCATTTTTTAGGAGTTTTTATGCATGGACTTAATCAAATCGTAAGAATGAACAAAGAACAACAAGAGTTTATTGACCACATACTAGCGACACCGACACCCGAGGTCAATTTGCTTGACGTATGGCGGGAGTGGAAGGCAGAAAAGGAGCAAGCCAATGAGCCAGTACAAGTACATACTGATTGACGAGTTTGGGGGCGCTTGTAGGAAGTTTGTATCTAAGCTGGAGGCTACCCCCTACCTCACTGACGGCATGAGCCTGAAGGCACTGCCAAAGGATCCCAAAGCCAATCCGTACGCAATGGCTACACTACTACTCAAGGAGGCACCGTTTTGAATATCATCGGATTTTTTGCGTTAATCTACGGCTGGTTTATTATGGACAATTACGGGATCAGTCTTGAGGGCATTATTGCCGTCTCAGCTGGCCTCACCCTCATGTTGCACAAAGAAATCTTCGCCTACATAAAGAGGCACCACTATGGCAAATAACAACGACATCAAGTCGGACTACCTGAAATCACTATACGGCATCGAGCCACTAACACTGGAGGAAGAGAAGGATCTAGCTAAACGTATCGCCGCAGGGGATGACAACGCACTGGAAAAGCTGGTGCGACATAACCTGCGCTTTGTGCCCCACGTCGTCACCAAGATGACGGTATGGGAACACAGTAAGCTACCACAGGAGGACATACTGGCAATCGGCAACGAGAAGCTACTGGAGGCGGCAAAGAGATGGAAACCCATGGGTAAGATACCATTCGCGGCATTTGCCCGCTCGTTTATCGAGCGTGGTGTGCGCAGGGAGATTGACAACACGGCCAACATCATACGGCTACCCATCAACGTCGTCGAGGACATCTACCGCATGCACTACAACGAGCGCATCCTATCCCAGTCACTGGGGCGCAAGCCCACGGTACAGGAGCTAGCGACTGCGCTGGACATGGATAGTGGTAAGATATACCGACTGCGTGCGTGCTTGGCACGTGAACCAGTATCCCTGGGCAGTATCAGCGACGACAACTTTAACGAAGAGAGCGAAGAATGACACTACAATTTACAGACGAGCAACAGAAGGCATACAAGCGATTCATTACGGCACGGGACAAGGTAGGTATTGTGCGCACCGAGGGCTACACCAAGCGACCATGGGTGCGGCAGGCGGTAGTGACACAGACCGTCGACGTCGAGGGACTTAACCATCCACTGTTCGAAGAGAACGATGACTTCATCGAGTACTTGGCAGCATCAAGCGCATGGTGGCGAGTAGAGCCCGAGTTTAGGAAGGCAGAGCGCATGAGTGCCATCCGCGGCGACTACGGTGCCAGTGACTCATGGAACGAAGAGTCACCAAGGCTACGTGACACCTACTCAATCACACAGGGGGACGAATGAACGCAATACCACAAGACGTATTAGATAAGGACGGCAACCTGACAGGCATCGAGTTTTACGACGTGCTGGGATCATTTATTGTCTTTGCCGAGTGGGACGAGGGGGATGAGCAGACTCCCGAGAACAGGGATGCCTTCCGTAAGTGGGCATACAACATGATTAAACGACTAAACTATGAGGTGACACTATGAAGGGATGCAACGGAAACTGTAATCAGGGGCGGAGCTGCGACTGCGGCATAGTACAACCCGATGGGGGCTGGACGGACAAACTACTAAAATTCGTACTAATCTTTACGGCGGTGTACTTTTTCTTCCACATTGCCTTGGCATTTGCCAATACCCAACCCGCACCCATCATTAGGTGTATTCCAGGGGGTGGCGGTACGGTTACTTGCTTTCCTATATAACTAAAAGTAATATAGAACCAGTTCTTTATAACAAAAAGGGGATTTTGTCAAGGGTAGACAGGGTAGCACGGCGTTTTTACTCCTTTCCATACTTTATTTATTTTTTTTTAAAAAAAGTTTGAAAAAAAGTGAAAAAGGCGTGTCTACCCTGTACACCCAAGACACTTTTAGACAATAGTTAATGGAAACAACAAGTTACAAGCGAAATGTTTCACGCAATGTTTCACGGATCTATTTCACATTGTGAAACGTCGATAAGCCCTTGTTTTGTATTATTATAAGCATACTGAAAGGATTACATGAGCGATACCAAACCATTTTGCCTGCCCGTCGAGCTGGCCAACATCCCCCTAGAGCTCCGTAAGGTGCCCCGCTGGGTGATGTGGTCGTTCGTACAGGTAGGCGATGGGGTGAACCGGCGATGGGCTAAGATGCCGCTCCAAGTAACGGGGCGGTATGCCTCATCGACAGACCCCAAGACGTGGACGGATTTTATGTCCGTCGAGCAGGCCTACAACACGCACAAGTTTGACGGCGTAGGCTTTGTCTTCTCACACGAAGACGACCTAGTAGGAATCGACTTAGATGATTGCTACGACCACCACACAGCCGGTTTCATAAATGCTGCAATGCAGCAATTAGCAGACAACGTCAACGGCTACATGGAGGTCAGCCCCTCAGGCACAGGCGTCAAGATATTTACCCGATCCAACCCGTTCGCCTCCCACGCAGACCACAGCATCGGCTTTGAGGCGTACGCTAACTCGCGTTTCTTTACGGTCACTGGCAGGCACATCAGCGGCACGGTGCCCGCCGAGGTGCAGGACTTGAGCTCGGTGATCCCCGAGCGCACACTGCACAAGACAGGCGACGCCTTCGGTGACTACACAGCCCCGCTCGAGGGGTACGACATACACCGAGTCGAGACAGAGATCCTAGCCAAGCTCGATCCCAACATGGGCTACTCAGACTGGCTTAAGGTAGGCGCGATCCTGCACCACCAGTTTGGCGGCGACGTCGAGGCTTGTGAGGCATGGGATCGGTGGTCGTCACAGGGCGCAGGCTACACTGCCACGGGAGACTACTCGTGCGAGAACAAATGGAGGACGTTCAAGGGATCGGGCGCGACGCTACGCTCGCTCCTGTTCCAAGTCAACCACCAAGAGCGCAAGGAGGCATTGGCTCGGGGCGAGACTATCTTGGACTCGGGTGCAATGAACCATGCCCGCACGTTCTTGGATAACTACTACTCCAGCGAGGAGGGCTACAAGCTGGTGCACTATGCAGACGACTTCTTTATCTACGCAGGGACGCACTACGAGGTGATCGAGGAGGCCACCATCCGCTCCAAGGTGTACGCGTTCTTAGAGAAGTGCAAGAAGGCAGGCAAGCAGGGTGCGCTGGTGCCGTTCAATCCGTCACCGGCCACGGTATCGGGTGCAATCGACGCAATCAAGTCGATCGTGCACCTACCCAACCACCCGAACACCAAGCCACCGATTTGGTTAGAAGACTACTCGCACGCCAAGCCAGCCGCATCCAAGCTGGTCTCGCTCAAGAATGGCATCTTCCATTTAGAGGACAGCATACTGATACCGCACTCACTGGGATTCTTTACGCAGAACTCACTGCCATTCGAGTACAACCAGACCGCCGCATCGCCTACATGGGACGCGTTCTTGCGCTCGGTGTGGGGTGATGACCAAGAGTCAATCGACACACTGCAAGAGATGTTCGGCTACATCCTGTCGGGAGACACGAGACAGCAGAAATTCTTTAACATCATCGGCCCACGCCGCTCAGGCAAGGGCACCATCAACAAGGTGCTGGTGGCACTGCTTGGACAGCACAACACCGTCGCGCCCGAACTGGGAGAACTATGTGATACTTTTGGTTTGCAACCTTGGCTTGGCAAGCTGCTTGCTTCTTTTACTGACGCTCGAGCTCCCGAACGAAATCGCAGTGCTGTTGTATCTCAGCTTCTTCGTATTGTGGGCGGCGACACTATTACAGTTAATCGTAAGAATAAAGAGGCATGGAATGGCTATCTTCCTACGCGTTTGGTAATCTACTCTAATGAGGTGCTACAACTGACAGAGAACAGTAATGCTCTCACAGGCCGCATGATCGTGCTGAAAATGAGCAAGTCGTTTTTTAACAAGGAAGACACCGACTTGTCACATAAGCTGGAGCAAGAGCTAGGCGGTATCTTTAACTGGGCGATGGAAGGACTCAAGCGGCGCATTGCTAGGGGCGGTCACTTTATGCAGCCACACTCGGGTAAGGAATACTTGGACTTGATGGCCGAGCTGGGCAATCCAATCGGATCATTCTCTGAGGACGCACTGGAGTTTAGTCCTGACTACATGGTCAGCAAGGAGGAAGTGTTTGCCTGCTACAAACACTGGGCGCTCAAGAAGTCAATGCCCCCAGGGACAGAGCAGGCGTTCAAGCGCAGATTCTTAGCGGCCACACAGGAACAGCTAGTACGCTCAGAGCAGGTGCGCGACAACGGCGACCGACAGCAGGTCTACATGGGTGTAAGATTAAACGCAAAGGCACAGAAGTATGTGGATTCGATTGAAACATTTGACGAAGGAGTATTCTAATATGACAGATCAAGAGCAAGAGTTTGCCTTTGCAGTCGCGGCGGTCATGGGCTTAGTCGCCCGTGGCGCGACGCCAGCAGAGGTACGTGATACAGCGTGGCAGTACGCACAGTTTGCAATGTTGGGCAAGCCAGTATGCGAGGACGAGAAATGATGTTGGCAGTGCTCACCGGATTTTTCTTAGCGTATGGTGAGGCGCACTGGGGCTGGTGGATTTTATTTTGGCTAGCATTCTTTTCGCATTTTATTTTCTTGGCAATCGCCACACTGTTAAATAAATGACCAAGTTTAACTTTAGGAAAACAATACGGCGCAACACCTTCACCCAAGTCTTCAAGGGTTTTGGTGGGCGCCGGCTTGTCACCGACTACAAACACATTAAGATAACGTGCCGCAACCCACGCCAGCGCCGGCCACTAAGCCAGCGCCTACGTCGTGCAAGCCAAGGCTTTCGCAACAAGATATTCGGGCGACTTAACGCGCTCAAGATGAGATTAACATTCGGCCGCTTTAACAAGGTGCCACAGTTTAGGAGATGATATGAACGCAAATGAACTAGCTGTTTACTTGGAAGATATTACGGATTGGGAAGAGAGTCCATATAGACAAGCCGCCACCATGTTACGCCAGCAACAAGCAGAGATAGATAGAGCAGTAGAACTTTACACAGATAAAGCCATAAAGGTTGAACAGTTGGAAAAAGAACTAACCGAAGCGGGGCATATGATTGGTGTGCTACGGGAATACATCTCCGACCTAGAAAACGGCTTGGACTCGTCTATTAACTTAAACAAGGCACAAGCGGAGCGTAACAATGAACCAGTAATATGGACTGCGTGTTTAGATTGCGGCAAAAGAGT